CGTTTACGTAAGGCTGAGAGTTTGATTGCGTTGCAAATGCAAGCAGCTTCCAATCAGCGTTGGATGGCGTTGCAGATGTTGTGTAGTACAGGTTGATGGTCGTTACGCGACCAGTGGCAGGGATGGTGACACGGACATCAAACGATGGAACCTGAGCATTTGGGCGGCTTGCCAAAATTGTGGGAGCAGCCAATGTGCTGAAATAGCTCGGGTTCGCAATGTTGCTGTTTGGGGCTGGCGTGAACTGGACAATCGACACGTTGTCGTACACCTGCGAGTTGTACTCGGACATGTCCAATCGTGCGCCCAACGAGCCATCGGCCAATGTTGCTTCATTGACTTTAGTCACACGGAAAAGTTTATTGCTCCAGCCGTAGTCGGCATTGGTCACGCTAACCACATCACCAGCATCAACTTGGATGCCGTAGTAGGTGGTGTTGAACGAAACAATCAGGTCTTCCCGAGCTTGCTCAAGCAGTCGGTTTGACAAGTATTGCGCTTGGACAGAGTTGTTCACCAAATCCAGCGTCATGGACAACTTGTTTACTGGCTCATTTGGATACAGCAATCCAGATGGCGTTTGCAAGTTGACAAATGCTGGTTGATCCTTGTTGTCCTTGAAAGGAAACTTGGTTTCGATCTGATTGATTGACGATGTGATGTCAGTGGCACTTACGCGAATTTCACCAATGATGTTGGTATCGTTAAACGAGTAAACATTTGCTTCTGCCTTGTTGATGACAATAGACCATTTGCCAGAAGCAGCGTTGTAGGTCATCCAGCTATCACACGCTGCCATGATCTTGTCGATGTTATCCAACACAGATTGACCTGCGTCCAAAACACCATTGATGCGGTATCGGGCTTGCGTTGACGGAGTGCCTGTGTAGTCTGTGTAGGTGATTACTTCATCAGAGTAAGTGTTCAATGCTGTCGCACTAGCCGTGTCGATGTATGCAGGATCAATTGCGCCACCATATGCAGCACTTGCAATGTAATCTTTCCAAACATCACCGGGCTTTGCAACGCCTGTGCCGTTCAAATAGTGACGGGTGGCAAACGTGATTGGCGACAAAGAAGTTGTGTCAGCATCACGGTTGTAGTTCAATTGCACAATGGCAAAAGCCAAACCGTTCATCTGCCGTGTGCCTGTCCACTCTTGACCAGATGGCAAGCCACGGGCTGTACTCATAATGCCTGATGGCAAAGTACCCGATGTGTTGATTGGGGTGATTGTTCCAGCAGCATCAGACGTATACAGGTAAATCCAAAGGTTGCCGTCAATCTTTGTGTCTACGTTACCTGCTTGGTCAGTCAGAGAGACAACACGGTTGCCAGCGCCGCCACCGTCAAAAGTAACCAGACGATCACCGTAGTAGAACTTGCTTTGATCGTATGAAAATTGTCCATTTGGGCTGATGCAACTAATTGCCATGACGTAATACATGGTCTTCTGATCGGTTGTCAAAACAGCATCTACAAACGTGCCGCCCAAGTAAGCATCACCATAGACGATTGGGATGGCGTTAGACGATGATGGCGGCACTTGCTGACGCACTCCATTGTCTTGTGGTCCAGAAGAAGAATCGCCAAAAATACGGCTGACAACCAGTGAAACAGCAAAGTTCACGGCAAAAGCCGCAGCAGTCAAAGCAAATGAAGCAGCAACACCCGCCGCCGTAGTTCCTGCTGCCGCTGCAACAATTAGAGTCCCGACCATATTTATTCCTTCACAAAACTTGCACCAACCGCTTTGTAGCCACGCTTAGTGTAATCAATCAACGGACCAGATGCGGAGATGGATGTGAACACACAATCAACATCACCGCGCTTTAACATTTCAGTCGCTGTCTGGTCATAGGCTTTCCAAAGCCTTCCACCAATCGAGCCATTCCTGTGTTCTGGCTCAACCCACCACAACAACTCATGCAATTCTTTGACGCTAGGACACCAAATGTTGTTTTGCTTTATCCCAATGATTGCGCCGTTCATGTGGTTATCAATGAAGATGAATCCGCGACCCATGATGATGCTGAACAGCAATTGCTCAACGTGCTTTGGATTGTGCTTGTCTGGCTGACCAAGAGTGCAGATTGGATTCTCGTAAGCGTATGCTTCAACGATTTCCAAAAGTCTTGGAATGTCATATCTTGTTGCTTGTCGTATCATTTCTTAATCACGGGCCAAAGCTCGTATCTTCATTGGTTGTGGTGTTTGAATCTGTCACAGTGTTGTCGGTTGATTGCGTATTTGTTTTTGGCAAAGCGCCAAAGTCAAAGTAGCTGGCAGAAATTTCAGCCACACGATCCATTGATGTGTCCGATGTGCCGTAGAGAAATTGCCAACTGTTCTGGTTTGTCTTTACACCAGAAATCCTGTTCTCCAGAATTCGGCGCATGGACGAACAGGAAATAGAACAAGTCGCAATCCGCTGACGCAAGTTGGTGTTGAAGTCTTCAGTGATAGAGACATTGTTGATGATGCCTTGATACCGCTTGAAAAACTGTGTTGTTGGCGTTGTGATGATTTGGTTGTTTGAGTCAAAGAACCCACGCCAAACTTCCACCAAAGAACCCTTGATGTCAGAAGACAAGATCAATGCAATGTTTGCTGAGTCGATGCCAGTTAAGGAAATGGTCATGTCATCAGAAGTTGCCTTCATGTCACGCTGGACATCACCCACCATCAGCAATGAGCCAAGGTTGCTGAATGTAATGCCACTTACCGTGATTGGCGATGCGGCATTGCAAAATGTGTAGATTGTCTGACTGCCAGTTTTGCCAACTGTAAGCCGCACAAACTCAGAGTGCTTAATGCTTGGCGATGCAACTGCATTGATTGTTGTCATGTGATGTATTCCCGAAAAATGAATGGCTCATCCCAATTGACAAAAGCACCGTTTGTCATGGGCGTCAAAGTATATGTCGGGCATCGTTCTGCCACAACATTAAACGTGCAAGCATTCCCAATTGATACAGTTGCTCCAGACACAGGGGAGCCGATCAATGGCCTGTGAATGCCTACAGAAGAACCAGCAGAGTCTGCTGTGACCTTGTAGGTGTATCCGCCAACCATGATGAAATCACCCGCCTTAAACGTACCATTGGAATTCAGGGCAAGCGTTTGCGTGTTGGGCGTAGGCGTACCATTCAGTGTGGCAACAGTTGCCGTGCCCAAGTTTTGCGTGAACCAAGAAAGGTTCGCCGAGTTGAACTGGATGACTTCAGGCAATTGGCGATCTTTGTTGTCAATCGTCTGAATGATTGCCCTAGCTGTCGGGTAGTACAGGTAGTTGTTTGGCGTAACCGTGAACATCCAAGGCACTGCGGTCAAATACTGAGCCACAGTCATGTAGCCAGCCCGAGTGACCTGCTGTCCAACCATCCTACGGTTTTGCACCGTCATGGATTCTTGGACCTCGAAAATCGTTTGAAAACTCATGCTCTACCCCTTCCGACAGCCAAAGACTTGTTGGCATACTGATTAGCCGCCCAAATCGCATTAGAACTGCCTAGGAGCCGATCTTCAAACGATTTGGTATCAATGGCATTGATGTAGTTGTTTGTCACGTTGGTGGTGCTTCCCATGTTGCCCAGTGCGTGATTGGGGATGATTGTGCCAGCAGTGCGAGGGACAAACAGTTCAGGCCCACGCTCTCCGACAAGGCCGATCTTGCCACCGTCAACCGGGCCACCATCAGCCCTGTTTGGGTTAAAAACATGCTCAGACATGCCGCCACTAGCGTTATAGCTTGATGTGCTACCTGCATATGAGCTAAACATGTAATTAAGAAAGCGCAAGGCAGCAGCCTTCATCTGGATTGCGATCAAATCCTGAATGATGCTACGAGCCAAGTCCTTCATATTGAGCTTGCCTGTCTTGACAAAGTTGTCGATAGCAGAACCCAAGTTACCAAACACACTGTCAAACACTTGCTGTGTGCGTTTTGCGCCTTCTTCCATCACGATGAACATCTTTGCCATCTGCTCTTGTCGATCAATCTGGTCAAGGTTAAATTGCTTGTCTGGACCTTCCTCGACTTCTTTGCGCTTTCTGGCGTACTCCAAAGAGATTTGAGCAAGACGCTGCTCTTTTTCTGTGGCGTAAATCAATTGATACTTCAACTCCAAGGACTCGCGCTGGTACTCCATGTCCCTTGTCTTGGATTGGTTGCTGATGCGGATTGCTTGAAGTCGATTTGATTCAGCAATTTCCGCATCCGTAATTTCCTTTTGCGTCCGCAAAGCTTCTTCATACTCAGCCAACGATGCTTTGTTGCGAATCTGACGCACCTTTTCGGAAGCCTCGGCAGCAATTGCAATGGCTTTGTTTTTGTAGATTTCAAGATTTTGCGAGGTAGCGCGACCATCTTCTTGCTGATTCTTTTCAGCCATCTCTCTACGAGCATCTTCCAGCTTTTTAGCCGCCTCAAGCTCAATCATTTGCATCTCGTTTACGCCTTGTTTGGCAACGGCAAATCTTGCTTCCGCTTCAGCTTTAGCGACTTCTCCTGCTTTGCTTTTCAGCATCCCCTTGTACTTGTCGTATTCTTCAATCTTCTCTTTCGCGCTACCCACATCTTTTGATGCCGTAGACCGAGCTTGAAGGCGCTGAATCTCTAGCAAGTTTTCTTTGCTTGCTTCCAGTGAGGCCAAAGTTTTGCGCCACCCTCTTGAGAAAACAGTGTCTTCTTCTTCCGATGTACCAGAGAGTTTTTTCTTGATGTCGGAAATTTGCTTGTCAATTGCATCAAGTGTTTGCGCCTGAGTAGGACCAGCTAAGAATTCCTTGAACTTGTCCCAATAGTTGCTCATAGAAGTCGTGACTGACTTCCATGCGCCTTCAAGCAAACCAAGCTCACGGCGTTGCTGCTCCAACTTGGTGTTCAAGGCAACAGCGACAACTTGTGCGGCTTCTTGCTTCTTGTTGGCTTTCTCCAATGCCTCAATCTGCTTGTATTGCTCAAGCGTCAAGAAGTTCATTTCCTTGTTAAGAGACTTGGCTCCTTCAGCAGTTCCACTCAAGCCGCCCTTAAGCTTTTGTGTCGCCTCGGCTGCCGTAACTCCAGCAATTTGCGAGTAGGTGATGATGGCTTGCGTGACAGCATTGATTGATGTGCCAGTAAATTGACCAGAGGAGATAACCTCCATCAATGCATCTTTGGTCAGGCCAAGACTTGCCTTTGTTTTTTCGCTTAGTGTGTTTGCAAGTTTCTGGAATGATTCTTCAGTCACACCAGAATAGTTCCCAGTCAAGGTCAGTGCATCTCGCAACTTGTCCAAGTCATCTCTGGCTTGATATGCAGCAACAGCAACACTACCCAAACCAATGGCAACAGTACCAAGGCCAACAGAGAATGGCGTGAACAATGATCCGACAGCACGGAACATGTTGCCAAGGCCACCCATTGCGTCCTTCAACTGACCACCTTGCTGGAGGATGGCAATTAACGGGCTTTGACCAGACGCGATCTGTGTGAACAAGTCGGTTGTCTGATAGGTCAACTGAATTTTCTGCTGCTCGTTCATCTTGAACTGAGCGCCAGCAGCATTTTTTGCCGATGCAGCAACTTTGTCGTAGGCAGCAGCTTGAGCAAGCAACTCTTGCGCCTTGGCAGAACCCTTGATGTCTTTCAGTCTTCCTGTTGCCAACTCACGCTCAATCTGCGTGACCTTGCTAACTGCCTTGCCATAGTCTTCTGTTGCGTATTTCAGGGACTGAATTTCTTTGTCAGCCGCCTTCATTTCCCGCGCAATGGCGTTCTTCATCTTTTGCGTTTCGTAAGCAACCTTTTGTGCTTCCGTAGCAAAGTTTCCCATCTGGAGATCAAGCGCGATCCCCAATGTTGCTGCATTTTGATGAGTTGCCATTACTTCCTCTTTCTAGCGAGTTTCTGTGCGTATTCTGGAATTATCCTACCAAGGCTGTCTTTCAAGTCACTGATGACAGTCTGTGCGCCGTATTGCAATGCTGGACGCAAGAATGGCCTAGCTGGAATTTTAGATGTGCCATATTCTTGGGCCAAAGAAACCGCACTTCGCTTTACCGAAACTATTGCCAGAACAACAGAATTGTCGCCAATGCTAGGCGCTTCCCTGTCGTTTGGAGTTGTCAGACGCGACTTCAACTTGAGGGTATCCCTCATGTGGAACGGACTGTAGGCGCTACGAGGCTTTTCGCTGTCGTAGGGGGCATAGGCTAGGGCAGCGTAATAAACGCTCTGCATGGATTCTTCAGCGGCCTTGGCAAGCGTTTGCTTCAGCACCACATCCATCTTGAACCCATTGGCTAGGTCAAGGATTTGCTGCTCAAACTCGGCAAAGCCTGAAAGCTGGAACTTCATGTCCTTGCCTTCAAAGCCTTGCGTATCAATGTGTTGAGCCATGCTACTCTTTCAGGTAAGCCTCCGAACCCGGTCTAGTAGCCAAGAATGCCATCAACTGCTTGTTGGCTTCCTCTTGCTGTTGTTCCTTTGTCAGCGGCGGGACAATGTATTCGTGTGTCGATGGAAGGACATCTTTCATCGTGAACGGTCTTGTTGTCTTTTGTATTTTCGAGTTTAAGTTGCCTGTGGTCAAGGAGCTTAGAGCCAGCAAAATAGCTTTATTCCCCAACATGCCATCAGCCAGCATGATCTCAATATTCCGCATGTCATCCGCAGGAACATCATCAGGACACCCGCCATGAGCGTAGATGTACGCTCTGGCTTGAAGGCGAATGTCCCAAATTAGTTTTTTCGGGAATCCTTGTAACCGGGCTGAATTGCCTCAGAAATTTTCGCAAGGATTTCCAACTGAACGGCAGTGGGCCATTCAGCTTCAATGTCTTCATAGGTGATTTCATCAAGCGTTCCATTTACAGGAACCAGCAACTTGATGTACTCCACCATTCGATTTTCCATCTGCAAGATGGTTTCGATCAGTTCTTTGGTAGAGCGACCTTCGATGATGACATCGTTATCAGTCACGACAACACCTTCCAAAGTGTCAGCGCGGAAAGATGATGTCATCTTGTCATAGCGTTTCTGGAATTCGGCTTGGTCGAACTTTTGAATGCGCTCCTGCATTGCATCAAGCTCTTTTGTCAGTGGTACACGAACTTTAAAGTTGTACCCCGCAAGCTCAAATGTCTTAGTACGCAGGTTGGTGATTTCGCCAAAGGCAGATGTGAGTTTTGTCATGGTCGTGTGGTTTTGATGATCTTGTCGTAAACGGCTTGGTTCAAAGCAACGGCGTAATCCACTGCTTGTTCAGGCCCAATTTTGTCTGCGTGATTTCGCGCAATGTCATGCGCCAACGCAATTGCAGTGATGCGTTGCTGTGTAAACCCAAACCAATTCTTTGTGGAATCGGATTGGGCTACAAGGAAGTTTAGAAGGTCGTTGCTGTCTTTTACTATCATGTGTTTTTACTCTGTAGTGTCTGGCGGAGCCTTTGGTGCAACTTCTTTGATGACCACCACAGGGGCAGTCACGTTGTACTTCTTGAGCAGCGCCAATGCAATGGCTTCTGCTGTGTCAGGTGTGGCTGTGGCTTTTGCAAGTTCAGCAGCGTCAACCTCCAAGTTACGGGCAACAACATCAATGTCGCCGTAGCTTGTCACGATTGCTTCGATGGCTTCTGATACTTTCATCAGTTGTTCGACCAGCCGTACTGGTTGCCTCGTGGATGGATTGTGAACATGCACTTGGCTTCAGCGCCGGGTGCGGAATCAATTTGGAATTGACCCACGCGACCATTGAACGCATAAGCGACAGTGTTTGTGCCTTCCACTGCTGCAACCACAAAAGTGCGGTCCACAACACCAGAATAGGCATCAGAACGAATCTGAAGCAAAGCAGCGTCATCAGGGTTCCAAGCAGCCGTGATGGTCATGCTTGTAGGAGCCGCTTGCACAGGAATCTTGTCGCTTTGACGAGAGCCAGCAACACCGAAACTTGCCACAGCATCATCCATGCCAAAAGCAGGAATTGCTTCGACAGGAACAGCAATACCAGCAGCGCCAGTGCCGTTGGCTACCGTGCCAACAATGGTGGTCACTTGAGCAGCCCAAACACTCAGGTTTGCAGTGCTCAGTGGAGTTGGAGTCGCCGCCGATTGCATCCAGAGCGATGCACTAAAGCCGGGTAAGACTTTTGCAGGAATAGCCATGATGACTCCTTATGCGTTGTTGGACCAACCGTACTGGTTGCCACGGGGGTGGATGGTGAACGTGCATTTGGCTTCTGCACCGGGGGCAGAATCAATCTGGAACTGGCCTACGCGCCCGTTGAAGGCGTAATAGACGATGCCTGTGCCATCGGTAGCCGAAATCACGAAAGTGCGGTCAATGACACCAGAATAAGCATCGGCTCTCATCAACAGCAGATTGGTATCGGCAGGATTCCAAGCAGCAGTAATGGTCATGCTGGTGGGCGCGGCTTGCACGGGAATCTTGTCAGATTGACGCGAACCTGCGACACCGAAACTGGCAACTGCGTCATCCTGACCAAAGGCGGGGATAGCCTCAACAGGAATGATGTTGCCAGAGACAGCAATGGGAGACACCGAGGCGACCAGAGACAACTGTGCAGTAGTCAAAGGAGTTGGCGTAGAAGTCGGTTGTGCGTACAGTACAGCACTGAAACCGGGCAAGACTTTGTTTGGTAAGGCCATTTTGAGTATCCTTCAAAAGTTGAACAATTGTCGTGTATTAGGCTGGTATGTCAATGGTGCAATCTAAGAAGATTTGCGCCATATTTTCTTCGTTGTTGTAGCTATTGTAAAGCCACATAACATCAGCTTTTGAGATGTAAAACCCCTCAGACGGGCTTCCCAAAATGCCGCTGTAACCATGCAACGATTGCAAAATCTGATTGCTTATTGTGAATCCGTCTTCAATATTCTGAGTGAAGATTGAGATTTGGAATACCGGCCTGTCGATGCCTTTGTTGCTTTGCTGTGTGCCCGTATATACAGGCTGATGCACATTACGCAGCATCCAAGTAATGAACTTGGGCTGTGTCGCAAAATTTCGGTTGAACGATGCGTACACAGGCACGGGCGTGACAATGTTTGCCAGTTGATACTGGATCGCTTTGCCGTAGACAACAGGGTTGAGTTGTGCTGCCATTTACACCGCCGTCACAGGGTCAGAGCGATAGCACATCATTCTCACATTCATCCGATCATTCGTTTCGCGAACATCAGTGATGCGGTAATAGTTGCCACGCCAAAAAATAGAATACGACTGCTGCTGGTCCACAATTCGCTTTGTGTTCGGCGTGTAGTTGAACGTGAAATTTACCAAGTCTTGGTACAGACGATACTTGTCTGAAATCTTCACGTTGTTCGCCACATCCTCGACTCGCGCACGGGTATCAAACCACTTTGTTTGAGTGGTAACTTGTTCACCAAACGCAGACTTGGAAAAAGTCAGGTTGTTGATGGTCACATTCTCAAAACGTGCGATTGCCATTACATCACCAAAGGTTTGTATGGACGCAACAAAGTCTGAGCGCCATAAGGAATGGTCTTGAGCTTTGTCTCAGTCGTTTCTGAACGGTTGTTGTACAGGTGCGTCAAGATCAACAATCCAGCTTGCTTAATCACAGGGTACGATGACAAAGGATTGGCCGCTGTCGTGTACTCCGCAATGATTGGAGCCGTCATCTGTGTGTTGATGTCGGTTGGCAAGCTGGTGATGATGATCTTGTTGCCGCTGGCATCGTAGTAATACTGCGTTGGGTTGACAGGCACAAACACTGGCGGGAACAGCGAGTTGTAATAGCCGACAACATCAATCTGAACACCCGGCTGACTTGGGTACAAGTTCTGGCTTACCTCTGGCAAGTCCAAGCTCACAGGCGTTGCTGTAAGGCTCTCTGCGCCGTACCAAACACGGTACGTCACAGGGAAAATGGACATGCCAAGATAGTCCTCAATGTACATCCGAGTGGCAAGCTCCAAAGACAAGATGTAAGCATCCTGACTTTCATCCTCAAACAAGTTCAACTGCTGAGTAATTTCTTCAGCAGTCAACCAGTTTGTGACTACATCACGATCAATCTGCTCAACCTTTACATAGTTGAACGGATTGCGTGTTTGCCCACCGTAAGGCAGACCTGTCAGAACGCTTTGCACACTCA